TGTTGTATTAGAAGCCAATGATATTTATTTAATCGATAAGGTTACTCCTGAATCAGATAATATTGCAGTATGGTCTACTGATAAAAACGCTTGGAGATCGTTCCGTACCAATACCGTTACTAACTGGGAAGTACTTTAATGGATGAGTTTCTATGGTGTGAAAAGTATAGACCTAGTAAAATTAGTGATTGCATTTTGCCTGCGCAAATTAAATCCACTTTTGAAGATATTGTTAGAGGAGGTGCACTACACAATATGCTTCTTACCGGCACGGCCGGACTCGGTAAAACTACCGTCGCAAAGGCATTATGCAATGAACTAAACCTAGACTATTTACTTATTAACGGTTCTGAAGAATCAGGCATTGATACTCTTAGAACTAAAATTAAACAGTTTGCATCTTCCGTTTCGCTTCAAGGTGGCTACAAAGTAGTTATCTTGGACGAAGCTGATTATCTAAACGCACAATCCACACAACCTGCATTACGCGGTTTTATAGAAGAATTCTCCGGTAATTGTAGATTCATTATGACCTGCAATTTTAAAAACCGTATAATTGAACCTTTACATTCTAGATGTTCGGTTGTTGAATTCAATGTAGCAAAAAAAGATATGATTAGCCTATGCGGTGATTTCCATAGCAGAGCAATGTATATCTGTAAACAGGAAGGCATCGAAGTAGATCCTGCAGTACTTGCAGAACTTATTATGAAGCATGCTCCTGATTGGCGTAGGGTGTTAAACGAATTACAGAGATATTCAACCTCTGGCGTTATTGATACCGGAATCCTAGTTAGTTTATCAGAACAGTCTATTGACAAGCTTATGTCTTTATTGAAAAATAAGGACTTTAAGAATATGCGTCAATGGGTTGCAGATAACATGAATACCGAACCTACCGCAATTTACAGAAAGATATATGATAACATGATGGACTATGTTGTTCCCGCTAGTATGCCTCAATTGGTATTAATATTAGCCGATTATTCTTACAAAAACAGCTTTGTTGCTGATCACGAACTAAACTTAGTAGCTTGTCTTACTGAGTGTATGTCACAGGTGAATTACAAATGATTAATATTTACGATTATGAAACACTATCCGCAGATGTACAGCTTGCGCCAGTGGTCAATGTAGCTTGTCTTACGATTGACGAAGACCGATTCTTATCTGATTCACCCTTTACTTTACTTGAAATCGTTGGTCTTAGCAAGACCATGAAATTCGATATTCAGGAACAAGTCGTAGATTTTGGGCGTGTAATAGATCACGAAACCCTTGGATGGTGGAAACAACAAGGACCGGAAGCATTAAAGCAACTTGCTCCAACGGATGAAGATGTATCAATTACAGAACTTCCATCGTTTATGAAAAGCGTGTTTACAGAAGGAGAACTGGTATTTACTCGTGGTAACACATTTGATCCTGTTCTTACAACCTCTATATGCAAAGCATTAAAACAACGTGAACCTTATAAGTTCTGGATGGTTCGTGACACCCGCACCTTTATCGAAGGTATTGCATTAGGTCACGGCATCGAAATCTCTAACTCCTTTATACCTACCAATACGGATAAGCGCGAATTTGTTGCTCATAACCCAGCACATGATATTGCTATGGATATACTTAGAATTCAATGGATACTAAGATCTGTATTTGGTAAGGATTAAAATGAATCCATTCGATTATGTGATATCTATTAATATGTCAAAGAAAGATATAATGGTTGATGATATAACTGAAAAGGCTTATACACCCTTTTTAGTTAACCGATCTTTATCTTATTTCAATGACACCGTTCTTTATGCTAACGAAATGAATATCTGCCATCATCTTGATAGTCGTCTCCAATATGATTTCTTACGTAATATTGTTCGAAAAAAGAAGAGATTCTCTAAATGGGCAAAACCTACAGAGATAAATAACATAGATACTATTAAAGATTATTATGGTTATAGCAATGAAAAGGCTAAGTCAGTCTTATCGCTATTTACAGATAGTCAAATTGAAACGTTGAATAATAGGATGTATAAAGGTGGAAAACGAAAATAAAGAAGTGAGGTCATGGTTACCGGCCGACATGTTAGAAATCACCATTAATGAACCAGATGATTTTTTAAAGATTAGAGAAACCCTAACTCGTATTGGAGTAGCTTCTAGGAAAGATCAGAAGCTATATCAATCTTGTCATATCCTCCATAAACAGGGAAGATACTTTATCGTTCACTTTAAGGAGTTATTCTTATTGGACGGCAAACCATCTACTTTAATGGAGAATGATATAGAGAGACGTAATACCATTACTACTCTGCTTTCAGATTGGGGATTAGTTACTATCCTAGATCCGGAACAGGCTAAGGCTATTGCTCCTCTTAGACAGATTAAGGTTATACCACACAAAGAAAAAGTAAATTGGGAATTATGCCCAAAATACAATATAGGTGGTAAACAGTAGGAGTTAGTCGTATAAATAGATGTGTTATGCCGAATCGTCGGGTAACACATTTACACCTTGCTTAATTAATTAGGAGGTCATTATGACACATAGCAAATTACACGTACCGCGTTCACTATTCCTTGGTTTCGAAAATCTTTTTGAAGACTTGGAAAGAATACATTCTTCCGCAAGATCAGGGGATAACTATCCGCCCCATAACGTCATTAAAATCTCAGAAGGTATCTTTGATATCGAGATGGCTGTGTCAGGATTTAAAGAAGAAGACTTAAAGGTTGAAACCAAAGATGGCATACTGCATATTCACGGTTGCTCCGATAAGGATAATCGCGATTATGTGCACAAAGGCATATCGTCACGCAAATTCGAGAAAAGCTTCCGTATCTCTGAATTTGTTGTTATAGATGGTGCTGATCTTAGCGATGGTATACTCGTCATTCATCTGAGAGTAGAGATCCCTGAAGAAAAGCGTCCAAGGAAGATCACAATCGGATCTGCTGGGACATCAAACAAAAAGGTCTTCTTACAAGAGGACTGATTGAGAGAAACCTAGTAGGTTGAAATCACTTACTGGAGTTAATTATGGGTTACATAAGAAAACACAAAGATTCGATTAAATGCCAAGCAGAAGTACTTGGAGGACTGGGCAGTTTAGCATTCGCCTTCGCACTTCCATTTATTACCATCTGGGTATCTGCAACGTAGTTAATCGTAAGAACTAAACCGAAGAGGAGTGAATTTATTTGCTCCTTTTTTTAGTTTAGGGGTTTACATTCCTTCCAAAGTACGGTATAATGGTCACATCAAATAAATAGAGTATATTATGATTAAAAAACCTTTCTACACCAACGTCTCCCGCTACGGGAACAACCTCCTTTATCTAGGCATAGAAAACGGCAAAAGAGTCCAAAGGAAATTCAAATATCAGCCTACACTATATGTTGCAACTCAAAACGAAACTGATTGGAAAGCACTAGACGGTACACCCGTAGCTCCAGTCAAGTTTGATTCTATGCGGGATCAAAAAGAATGGCTTAAGACTAACAAAGACATCTCAGGCCGTAGCATATATGGTAACACCAAACACATAGCAGGATTCATTAACGATTACTTCCCAGGTAATGGTGAAACTGTGGAGTTCGATAGAGCTTCGATTAACGTAACAACAATAGATATAGAGTGTCAGTCAGACGATGGCTTTCCTGAACCAGCAATCGCAGCTAAAGAAGTTACTGCAATATGTCTAAAGAATAACATTGATAACGTTTACTACGTCTGGGGATTAAAAGAGTACGACGTATCCAAAAGACTAAACAAAGATAACAAAGTGGTGTATATCCACTGCAACTCTGAACAAGAACTACTGCTTCTTTACATTGCTCATTGGGCAAATCCTCTAAATACGCCGGACGTTATAACAGGTTGGAATAACCGTTTCTTTGATATGCCTTACCTCATTAATAGGATCTTCCGCATATTCGGTCCTGATAAAGGTAAAGATCTTGTAAACAAGCTTTCACCCTGGGCTATGGTCGATGAGCGTATGATCACCATGATGGGTAGGGATCAACAAACATACGAAATACACGGTGTATCATGTATCGATTATCTGGAACTATTTAAGAAGTTCGGCTACTCGTACGGCGCACAAGAATCATATAGACTAGATCATATTGCACACGTTGTTCTTAACGAAAATAAACTGTCTTATGAAGAACACGGTAACCTATTTACTCTCTATGAAAAAGACCCACAAAAGTTTATTGACTATAACATTAAAGATGTTGAATTGGTAGATAGGTTCGAAGAAAAGATGGGACTAATCACATTAGCGCTTACTATAGCTTATAAAGGCGGAGTTAATTACAGCGATGTAATGGGTACAACCGCTATATGGGATTCAATTATCTTTCGTAAGCTACACTCTCAGAATACAGCAATACCATTTGCTACTGACAGCGTGCGCATGCCTTACCCTGGTGGATACGTTAAAGAACCAATTACTGGTATGCATGATTGGGTGGCGTCGTTCGATTTAAACTCACTATATCCCTCAATCATCATGCAGTATAACATGTCACCAGAAACTATTGCAAATGGAGAGACGTGTAACATCGATGTTAATTCCCTATTAGACAATCCATCAATGGCAGATAATAAAGGCAAAGCGTTATGCGTAAATGGTCAATACTTTAACATTGATAAGCCTGGTGTATTTCCAAAGATTATTTCAGATCTATACGAAGAACGTGTAGGCGTTAAGCGTTCGATGCTAGACTTTCAGATAGAATTACAAAGCGTTAAAAAGGGAGATATAGCAGAAACCTTAAGAATAGAAAGGGAAATCTCTATATCAGAAAACAGACAAATGGCAATCAAGATCCTGCTTAACTCCCTTTATGGAGCTATTGGTAACAAATACTTTAGGTACTTTGATCAGCGTATTGCAGAAGCTATTACACTTACAGGTCAATACATTATTCGTTACGGCGAAGGTGCAATTAACACCTACCTTAATAAAGTACTTAAAACTAAAAAAGACTATGTAATTGCTATCGACACAGATTCTCTTTATGTTAACCTAGGTCCACTCGTTAAGGCAGTCACTCCTAATAACCCCGTAGACTTCCTTGATACAGTTTCAAGGGATAAACTAGAGGTTGTGCTTAAAGATGCTTATGCTGTACTGTTTGACCAGCTAGGCGGCATAGAAAACAAGATGGTCATGAAACGGGAATATATTGCTAATCGCGGCATTTGGCAGGCAAAGAAGAGATACATACTAAACGTATTCGACAGCGAAGGTGTACGATATTCAGAGCCTAAGATTAAAATGACAGGCATCGAAGCTATCAAGTCTTCTACGCCTATGGCATGTCGCACCGAAATGAAAAGAATGTTTGGAATTATTATTAATGGTACAGAACCAGAGGTACAAAGATCCATTGCAGAATTTAAAGAAACCTTTTTTAACTTACCTCCGCATGATATAGCATTCCCACGCGGTACAACCAAAGTTGCAGATTACGCAGATAGAAACCGGATCTATAAGAAAGGTACACCTATACATGTTCGAGGTGCTTTACTGTATAATCGCATGATCGAAGATCAAGGGCTTAACAAGAAATACACCAACATTAAAAGCGGCGAAAAGCTTAAGTTCATTTATCTTAAAAAACCAAACCCAATCAAAGAAAATGTAATATCATTCCCAGACTATTTGCACGACGAGTTTGGTTTAAACAAATACATTGATAGGGAACTACAATTTCAGAAAACGTATTTGGATGGCGTAGAGTCAATACTAAATGCCATTGGATGGACATCGGAAGAAGTATCAAC